CGAGGCCGTCGCGTCACTGGCAAGCGGCGATACGTAGTAGTACGTCGGCCCTGATGCCAGCAGCACCTCGTTGGTGCCAGCGGGCGGGAATGTCAGCGATATTATTAGCTCGCTGGTTGCCGATCCGGTCGGGAAGTTGAGCGTCACCGAGGCTGGCACCGCGCCCGTTACCGCCTGCTGAATGCCGTTTGCCGCGCTTATGGTGATGTTGGTGGTGCATGGGATCAGGTAGGGATCGCGGGTTGCGGAAGACCAGCCGCCGGTCGGCCAGTTGGTACGGGTTTCGCCGCCCAGGGAGATTGCCGGGAAAACCTGGGTTCCACTGTAGGTGTTGGTCGGGGCGTTGAGCGTCGGGAAATTGGTGTGGCTTCCAGTTTCCCAGCCGTTCGTGTCCGCATCGGTCACAAAGTCCGCATGGCTGCCCGTTTCCCAGCCGTTCGTATCGGCCGTAGTCACATAGCTGCCTGCTGGTTGTTTCCCGGCCAGCGCCGTCATCACGTTTGTGCCGCCCACGATCAGTGCGTCCAGGTAGGCCGCCCGCCAGGGAGCCGCCCCGCTGCCTAGATCATACAGGCCGCTGGCGGCCGGTAGCACATGCGCCCGCACGCTCGCGCTGGCCTTCGCCGCCTCATACACCGCCCGCACAAACCCGCTATCATCCGGGAGCGTGGCCACAATCCGGTAATACCCGTTGGTCTCCAGGTCCGGGTAGGTCTCGCTGGTGGGCGTCAGCGTCTGCCAGTCGGCGGGCTCAAGCAAGGCGCTCCACTGCGCCAGCGGCCGCCCGGCCACGCCATTGGTGGATATGTCGATCGTGGCCACCAGCCCGTCCAGCGTCAGCGCCGCGACATTCAGGCCCGTCTCGGTGCCGTCGCCATCGGTAAAGGTCAGTAACTCGATCCCGCCGCCGCTGATCACCAGGCCATTGGTTGTCGCCTCCACCGCCCAGGCCCCGCCCAGCACGATCCGGTCCGCCTTCACGGGTTCGCTGGCCGGGTAGGCCGCCCACTGATCGGGACTGGCCGCCACCACGCCGGCCGCTATCGCCGCCTGCATCGTCGCCAGGTTCACCGCCGCGCGGTCATCCGCCGGGGTATCCACCAGCAAAACCTGTCCGGCTGTGTCGTTCTGCGTGCCGAAAAGGGCCGGGTGCGTCCAGCTTGTCGCCACGATATTCGAGACTGTCACGGTCGCCTCTCCGGGGGCGGGCACGGTATTGGTCGCCAGCAGCCGCACCATCATCGCCGTATTGGTCGCCGCCAGGTCACTCCACACCGATCCGTCCGGACTCATTTGCACAATCACCGGTAGCAGGCCGCTGGCATCGTACTCGACCGCCGCCACGCCATTGGTCAGCAGAGGGGAAGTCGCAATCACGCCCTCATTCGTCTGCGTGCCGCCCGCATCGGTCCAGGCCTCGACCGTCGACGAGCGCATCACCGGCAAGCGCAAGCCGTCGGCAATCTGCGTTATTGACGTGGGAATATCCAGCAGCGCATCCCAGTAGACCGAGAGCGCCGAGTTGGTGTCCAACTGTAAAGAAAGGCGCAGCCGCCCGAGGGAATCCAGGTCCACCGCAAGATCGCCGGCGGCAACCACGTTATCCAGCCAGAAGGTGGACGGACGGCTCACAACGCCATTGGTGCCCACCAGTACCGTCGTGCCCAGGCGCGAATATCCGGCCTGCCCGTAAACCTCCGCCGGCGTCCACAAGCACATGGCAAACATCATCAACAAGGCAAACACCGGGAAAAGCCAGCGGTTGGTCATCATCATCCCCTCCTGTCCACGCCCAGCCGTGAGCGGTAAGCCTGGTAATGGATCGTGGCCGCGTTCTGCGCTTCCGCGCCCTCGGCGAACTGCATCTTTGATCGGTAGACCACATACTGCACCAGCGGGGCCACCATCGAATTGTCATTGATCGCGATCTCGGTTTCCCCGTCGAGCGTCACCCCGTCGGGGGAAAGCGCGGTCTCGGCCTGGTCATCGGGCAGCAGGGGCACGAAGGTGCCGTTCTCCATCGAGACGGCCACCCAGGCGGAGAGCCCGCTATCCCAGATTTCCAGCCGCCCGCGCCGGATCCGCACATAGGAGCCGCCCAGGCCGCCGCCGTCCATCCCGCCCGGCTGCATATCGCCATCATTGGACAGCAGCAGGTCTGGGCGCAGGCGCAGCATTTCGGCCAGTCCGTCGGCAATGTAGCCAAAGAGCACGTTATCGGGCCACTTGCCCGCGAACTCGTCCTGCAGTTCGCGCCGGGCCGGGATCAGGATTGTATTTGCCTGCATAACGGTCTCCTAGAAATAGTCCGGCATCGGGTTGGTAAGCGCGGCCACCCCGGCACGTCCGCCGGTCAGCCGGTCCACGTTGGCCTCGTGCAATCCCTGGCGGTAGCGCACATACGCCGTTTCCGCCGCCTCGCGGTCATAGTAGGGCCGCCCGGTGGTCACATAGATGTAATGCAAGGCCAGATCCGCAATCGCATCGCCATAGCGCGAGAGGATCAGGTCCGGCAGTTCGGTAATCGACTGCTGGCTCGCGCCCAGCGCCACGGTCAATACCAGTTCCGCCCCCAGGGCCGGGGCCGGATCAAAGTAGATGCTGCCCTGATTGACGATCCAGCGCGGCGAGAGCGAGGGTTCCACCACCGCGTCGATCGTCAGCGAAAGTGCCGAAAGTACGACCGTCCCCGCCTGTAGCGCGGGCGTGAACGCGGAGAGCGCCATCACCTGCGTGCCGTCCGCATCGGCGGCCAGTGGCAGGGTCCAGGCGTGGGAATCCGCCAGGAACCGCGCCGCCGCCCGCCGGAGGGCGAACGTCTGCACCCCCTCGGGGCAATCAACCACGAAGGGGGCCACCTGCGGGAGAAGATCGTACAAGGCACCCATGGCTTACGCCTCCGGTTTATCGGCCTTCAGTTTGGCCTCGAACTTGGCGACCGCCTCGGCCACCATCGCGCCCGCGTTGGCCTGCTCGATCTCGATCCCGTGCTTGGCGGCAAAGGCCTGCTTGCCATCGCGTCCGGGCGTCTTGCGGATCGCGTCCGCGAAATCGGCAATCTTCACGGCCAGCGGGTTCACCGGTTCCGGCGTCTCGACCGGCTCGCCTTCGGGCGGCGCGGTCTCGGCCGGCTCCTGTGTCTCGTCCGGTTCCGGCACAATCTCCGTGCTGCCGGCCTTGACGCCTGACAGGGCCAGGATCTTGCTGGGCTTGCCATCATCGCCGCCCGCCATCTTCACCGCCATCATGGCGACGGCGGGTTGGTCGATCAGGGACACCAGGTGCGGCCACTTGCGGGCGATCGCCTCGCGCAGCATGGCATCGCTGTTGTCGTCGTCGAGTTTCGTCAAATCGACCTCATCCACGAAAACGCCGCCCTCGAACTTCTTCTCGATCAGCCGCAGCATCCCCTTGCGGACCAGTCCTTCCAGTTCGGGGCTGTAGGTGAACTCGCGGCCATCCTCGCGCCTTAAAATATTGATAGTCTTGACATCCTTGCTCATGGTCTATTCCCGTCCTTTTCCTTTGGAGTTAAAGCCCCCCTCCCGCCGGGTATTAAGCCCGTATGGCGGGAAGGGAGCGGGGTGTCAGCATCCCTTACCCGTTGTAGGGGATCATCTCGCACTGCGCCTTGATCTTGGCGGCCGTCAGTCCGGTAACAGCTAGTGCCGTCAGGCAGATGTAGCCGCCGGTCGCGTCGGTGGCATAGCCCTTCTGTCCCAGGGCAGCCGCGCCGGTCACGCTGTTGGCGTGGGTCAGCGCGTTCACGTCAGTCGCGGCCAGCAGGCCGTCGGCATCCACCGCCGTGGTGCCGGCATCGCTGAACGGGCCGACATTCACGGTAGCCGCAGCACCCTCGACCGTCAGCACTTCGAGCTTCAGGTTCACCACGCGGTGACGGGGCGGCACATAGAACAGCAGCGCCACGTCGTTCTGGGCCATGGCCACGGCAGCCGCGTCCAGAATCGTCTCCACGATGTGGGGCGGGCGCTGCGCATGGACGTTAAGGTGAGCCACGGTGGTGGTCACCAGATGTGATTTGATAGCCATATTCTCTACTCCTTCTTTACTCGTTGTATTCAAAACCGGTGGTGTGCCGCCCCCCGGTCAGTCGGGAGGCGGCACCCGTTCCGGGCGGTTTATCCCTTGCGGATATACAGATGCGCCAGGGCGTCCGGCTGCATCACGGCAAAGCCGAAGCTCTGCAGCGAGCGGATCAGGTCGCCGTAGTCATCCGGGTTCTTGAGCCGCTCGTTGGCGGTCAACTGCGTCGCGAACGTGATCGCGGACTTGTGCCCCGCCATCGCGTTCCAGGCCGTCGCGCCGCCGCCATCGGCCACGGAGAGCAGATTACGGCTCGAGAAGATCTCGAAGCGGTCGATCATGCCGATCCGGCCATTGGTGCGCAGCAGGCTCTTGTCGTCGCCGGTGATGGAAGCATCACGCAGCTCGGACTTCTTGATCATCGCGCACGCCCAGGTGGGCAGCACGATCCAGCGGCCATCATCGGGGATGTTCTTCTGGTCGAGCACGTCGCCCCAGTTGACAATATCGTCGATGATGGTGGTGGCGGTCAGCGCCTTGGGGGCACCGGCCACACCGAGGTTGTAATCGCCCGTATCCGCACCGGCCGTCGCGCCGCTGTTTTCAGCCGCCGCCGACGTGAACACTTCACTAAGCACGATGTGCTCGATGTCGCGTTTCGTGATCTGGCTCAAGTGGCTGGACCACTGTTCGACAAAGTTCAGGCTTTTCATCGCCTGGGCCTTGTCGATGTAGCTGGCCGGGAACTGGAACGAACGGCCACGGTCGATCATCAGCGTGCGCGTGGCGCTCGACAGCTCCGTGTAGTTCAGTTTCTGGCCCTTGACATACTCGTGGGACTCGCCGCCCACCAGCACATTCACCTCCACCTTGTCGCCATGCTCCTTGATCTCCCCCTCATAATCCGTGTTGCTGATCGCTGCCAGCACCGTGGACATGTAGAAGTGCTTCAGGAACTTCTTCGCCCAGATCGTCGGGATCAGGGTACCGCTATGGCTCTGCGAGCCTTGAGCTACTGGGAATGCCATTATTCCACCTACCTTCCTCTATTCATCGGCCATACCAGCCACCGCGCGTACACCAATCCCCGGTGCGCATCTACTTGACGCGCCCTTCGTTGATCGCGGCATCCAGTTCAGCCTCGATTTTCACTGCCTTCTCTCTCGGGTACCGCCCATGGATGATGTTGTTCATCAGCGCGTCGTACTCCTTGAGCGTATAGACCTTCTTTCCGCCTGGGGCGGGAGAGGGAGCCGCATCGGGAGCAACCTGCGCATCCACGGGGGTAACGGCCGCCGACTTCGGGGCCGGTTTCGTCCCGCCACCCTTCTGGCGGAACGTATTGAACGCATTTGACACGAGCTGTGCATCCAGCGTGTCTTGTCCGTCGTCTATGATTTTCTGCCAACGCAGACCGCTGTTCGGTTCGACCTCCTGGCAGAACGCATGGAATCCGGGATCGGAGTTGATCGTGCGCCAGTCCGGGGCCAGTCCGTCGAGTTCGCCATAGAACTGTTCCTGCTTGCGCTGGGCCAGTTCCTGGGTGACCGTCTCGGTCTTGCCGCGTATGTCGCCCACTTCCCGGTCAATGATCTTCTTGGCGATCTTCTCCGCCAGTCCGATCATCTCACCGCCGTACTCGAGTTCTTCCGCCGTCAACCCGAAAGGATTGGCGGGGTCGGTCGCGGTCGGGATCTCCAGTTCTGCCGGCTTCGCATCGGCCTTGTCCGCCGGTTTCCCGGCTTTCAGGGTGGCAATCTCGGCTTTCAGCGCCGTCAACTCCTGTTGCAGGTCCGCTGCGCGGTGCTGCTCGCGCGGCACCTCCGCGTTGTACTTGCCCAGGAGCGTGCGGTATTGCTGTTCTGCGGTCGTTGCCCGTTGCTCCGCTGCCGCCAGTCGTGTCGCCAGGTCGCCTTCATCGTCTGTGCCGGGGCCGGGTGTCCGTGCATCTGCGGGTGTCGCAGTGTCGCCCTGGGGCGGTTGCGCATCCGGTGCCGGGTCCGTCGGGGGCTTCGGGGCTGGATCGGTAACGCCGTCCGCCGTTGCGCCTGTCTCGTCGGGATTCACCCCGCCTGCCAGGAACTCCGCTTCCGCCGCCGCTTCCTCATCCCGTAGCCTTGCCGGTACATTCAGGCTTGTGTCTGCTGCCATTACTCGTCTCTCCTTGTTTGCGAGCCAGTCGCGTTTTTAGGTGTCCTCTTGCTGGAGGGCCGTATCCGCCGGTCTTCGCCGTTCTCTTTTTGTATGCGGGGGCACCAGCCCCACGCGCAAAATCAGTTAAAGTTTTCCTCGTAGGGGTCCGCGAAACTTGCCGGGTGCGCTGCGCTGGCCTGCCGGTGCTTGTCCTTGCGCTGCTTCTGGATCTGCTCCCAGCGGTCCGCAGCCCCGGCCAGAAAGTCCTGGAGTTCCAGCCACACCTGGGCGCGCCCGCAGTTCTCCTCCCGGTTCTCGGCCGCCCCGCGCGCAATCGCCACCTTGCGGTCGTTGTCGGCATTCGTGGCCACCATCACCAGCAGGGCGTTGAACTCCTTGCCCATGCGCATCTGCACCATCGCCGCCGCCTCGATCTCGTTGTCCTGGGGAGTGATCATCTGGCACCGTCCTTTTCTGGATCCCGGTCCACCGTGGCAATCGGGCGCATCCGGGCGAATACCAGCCGGACCGCCATGATCAACCGGTGTCCCAGCGGCAATTCGTTCAGCGTCTCGATGAAGGTCACCTCAAGCGCCTGCATCTTCGATAAGGCCACCTGGAACATCCGCCGCGCGTTGTGTTCGGCCCGCTGTACGCCTGCTCGCCGTAGTTTCCTGTGTAGGTTCTGGCTCATTGCTGTCCGTCCTCGATTGGGGGTTGTGGTTCGCCTGCTGCCGGTGGCGGCTGCTGGTCGGTCGGCAACGGTGCGCCGGCCAATGTCGCGTCCTGCTCGATCTGGCGTTGTTTCATCGCCTCGCGCGCCCGCCGTTGCAGCACGCTCTTGTCTGGCACGATGTCGGAAGTAGAGAGGGAAAGCTCGTCGGCCACGGCCCGGAGCACTTCGGCGCGGCCATCCGCCCCGATAATATCCACGTCGGTCGGGTTGTTGGTGCTGTTCAGGAAGTTCTGCCGCCGCATCATCACGGTTTCCTTTTGGATCAGGTGGAGCGCCCCGCGCGCCTCGATCCGGCAATCCCCCTTGATGTGCTTCCACTTGTCGTCAGGTAGATACACCAGGTTATGCGCGTAAAGGTCCTGCACCGTGGAACGGATCATGCCGCGGTCGATGTTGCCCAGGCTACGCTTGATCCCCTTGTGCGAGGCGCTCATCAGCATCGAGAGCCCGGCGGCCGTATCCCCCGCCCCGCCGATGTTCGTCTCGCCTTGGATGTAGCGCGGCACCAGCGTGCGGTTATCCGCCGCCGTCTCGTAATGCTCAAGCATCTTGAGGTACTGCGAGACATTCACCTGGGGCTGGTAGTAGTCCACCGGCTTGCGGGTGCTGTTGGCCTGCATCCGTTGTCCGGAGTAGAGCCACTGCTTTCCGGGATAGTCGTCCTTGGTGCAATTCGGGTCCAGCGCGTCCACGTCCACGATCGAGCGCGGGCGGCTGGCTTCGGCCATCGCGTTCATCATCTGCCGCGATACCGAGTTGTAGCCGCGCTGGGCGTCGGACATCTTCTCGACCATGGCCCGCCCCCAGATGGAGCCGGAGACCGTCACAAAGCTGCTGGTGTGGTAGGGCCGGTGTCCGAGCGGGTGCGGATTGAGGATACAGCGGACACAATAGCGCCCGATCAGCACGGCCTGCACATCGTAGTGGTGGCTGGCGAGAATATCCTCCTCATTGGCCTTCTTGCCCAGGCCCCACTGCTTGAGAGCTGCCCCGTTTACCTTGCCCCAGTATTCCACGGCCCACACGGCGGAGGCCGAAGCGCCCTCGTTGATCATCGTGTCGCGGTTCTCCAGTAGCGCCTGCTCGCTGGCGGAATCGCTCTGGGCCACGGTCAGCATACCGGCCTCCGCCGCCAGTACCGCCTCGATCTGCCCCGCGTTCCAGCCGGGGTTCCCGATCTGCGCCTGAAGCGTCGAGCGTTCGATCTGCATCAGTTCGCACACATAGCCCTCGTTGGCATTGGCGATATTCGGACCAGGGAAGAACTTGAACGGGTCCACCCGCTGCCAGGTATGCCGGATCGTATCGGTCACCTGTACCGCCCCGTCGATCCATTCGAGCGTCTTCTCCCGTTTCAGGATCGGCCCCTTGAGGATGCAGGTCGGATACATCGCGTAATCGCGGATGCACTCGTCGAACGCCTCGGAGTAGCCGCCTTCGAGCATCTGGTCGCGCATCTTCTGTTCCATGGCGTTCGCGCGGGCCTTCGCCTGCTGGTATTCTTCCTCCTGGGCCATGTCGAACATGTTGCTGGCCGCCTCATAGACATCCTTGGGCGTCATCGGGAAACCGCTGGCAATCGCTTCTTGATAGGCGCGGGCCACTTCATCGACAATCGCGCTCTTGCGGTCCTCGGGTAGATCGGGCACGGGCGTGGGCATCAGCGCGAAGGGAATATCGCCGCCGGTGTTGACGGCATCGCTGATCCAGGCCTCCAGTGCGTCGGTCTTGGTCTCGGTGATGTTGAAGAAGTCAGCGCACCCGCCCGCCGCCTTGATCTTTTCCAGCGTAAGCCCGTCGTATTCGCCCGCCTTCTGTTTGCGGCAGGCGATCAGCCTGGGGGTGATGTACATGTCCTTGTGCTGCCGGGCGACGGCATACTGCGATTGGATGTGCGAGGCGATTGCCAGCATCGGCGGGGCAAGCGCGGCGCGCTCGGCCTCGGCGGCGCTATCCTGCTGCGCTTTCGCCTGGTCCAGTTCCGCGTTCGATTTAACGTTTACCAGCGGCATGATCACCCCACAAAAAAAGCCGATACCGCCGTCGACGGTATCGGCTTCAAACGCCCCGGTAGCTAATCGGGGTTAACGATGGGGCAAGCATAAGCTCGGTAATCGCTAAATTGCAAAGTTCTGAAATGAAACAAAGTTGCTAACGCGCCGGATAGACCTCGATCTCCCAGCGCGGCCCCTTGCGTCCGCGGGTCCGCTTGCGTGCCCAGATCCAGGTGATGGAGGGGTATTCCGCGCGCGCCGCATCGAACAGGATCCGCGAATCCCGGCTATGGATATGCTCGCCCTTGACCTCCACGGCGGTGCGGCTGTCCTCAACCCACCAGTCCGGCGTGTAGGAATGCGTACCGGCCAGCACATCGAAAGAACGCCCCTCGAACAGCATCGCTTCGGGCAACCGCAGCACGCGCGCCGCCTCGCCTTCGGTCGCGTTCGCCTCCGGCTGCTTTTTACTCTCACTGGCAACATCACTGCGTGGTGGTGCTGCTGGCGGTGGAGGCTGTTGTTGTGGCAGACAATGCGTAGGCCCGCCACGCCTGCGCAAGTGCTCCGGTATCGGCATCAGCTTAGACAAGTCCATCCCACACCTCCGCGGCTGTCCTGGCCGCCTTGCCGGTGACGGCGAATCCGTCCGTTGATCGGGTCCGGTCCATCGAGGCGCTTCCCAGTCCCGCGGCGCTCTCCCGGTCCAGCGCCATCGTCAGGCAGTCCACGAACTCATCATGCCGCGCGAACGGGAAGTTGCAGACCTCATCCAGGAATGTTTCCACCCATTCGCCGTCCACCAGGATCACCCGGCCACTCTCGATCAGTGGCGAGACATCCCGCGTCCGGCTCACCTTGTCCTTGGTTGGGGCCTTCGAGGCGATCACATTGAGCTTGGTACGCGCCCGCAGGTTCTGCACCGTGGATATGCCGTTGGCCTTCGGTTCGATCATCAGCATGGACCGGTCGCTGTAGCCATTGGCCATGGTCCAGGTCGGCAACCGCCGTTCCAGGTCAGGTTGTTCCAGTCTGAACCGCTCCGCGCAGCGAATCGCCACATACGGCCCTATCCGCGAATAGGCCAGGATCCCGCTCGGGTCGTTGATCTCCTTGGACGTATAGGCCAGATCGGCCGTGAAGTTCCAGGAAGGCGCACCGGGTAGCCACTGGCGGGCCATTCCCAGCACATCCTCCATCGAAAGCACCTTGAACCAGCCTTTCTTGAGAATGCCGCCTTCCTCGGGTACGGGCCGCTGTAGCATCTGGGCCGAATACCCGAAGCTGCCCAGCTTGATCTTCTCCCGGTCCAGCACCGCGCGCGAAAGCCGGACCGGATCCAGGAGCCCGTCCTTGTACATGCCCCGCAGTTCCGGCGGCCTCACGTCGGCGGTATCCTCTGCCGGCAGGCAGATATGCCGGATCTCGCCGGGCCGGATACGCAAGTCATGCCCGCTGGGGTCATCCTCGTGCAGGCGCTGCTGGATCAGGATCGTAAGCGTGATGTTCCGGTCCACCTTCCGTCCGGAAAGCGTTTCATTCATCCACCGGTTGGCCGCCTTCAAGTCCGCCTCGCTGGCCGCCTCCTTCGGGTTGATTGGGTCATCCGGTATCAGTACATGGGCATGCACACCCAGCACCGCACCGCCCGTGCCGCAACTGAACCGCTGGCCGCCCTCCGTGGTCCGGTAATTGTGGCGGGCGTTGCGCGTGGCGTGAAGCTGCACATACGGGTAAAGCCGCCGGTAAAGCTCGCTGGTGACGATCTGGCGCTGGTATTCCGCGTGTTCGGTCGCCAGGTCATAGGCGTATGAGCCCGTAATGAACCGCAGCGTAGGGTCGCGCGTCCAGGCCCAGGCGGGCAGCATCTGCGAGCACACCGTTGATTTCGAGGAACCGGGCGGCACATTGATAATCAGGTCGTATTCCTTCGGCTCGCGCCGGATAACCCGTTCCATGGCTGTTTGCAGTTCATCGCACAAGAATTGGATATGCCAGTTCCAGACCGCTTTCTCCTTGATCACCACATGCCAGAACGTTTGAACGAACTCATAGAAGTCCCGCTTGCAGATTTCCCCCAGCAGGCCGTGGAGGTCCGCGTCGGGGATTGTCGTCAGCGCCGCCTTGTTAGATAAGCTCATCCTCGCCACCTACCCTGCACTTGAGTAGCAGATCGCGCAGCACCTTGGCTTCCGCGTCCGTCAGCTTGGCGTAATCATATTGGGCCACGGTCTTGCTCGAAACCGTTGCATCCACCTGCACCTTGGTCCCGTACATGCGCGGGTAGTAGCAGGACACCTGCCACTTGAGCGTGTCGATTTTGATTCTGGCGGCATTGGCCTGCTGGAAAGAAGGCTCTAGCGGAAGGTCGGCCAGCTCCGCCTCGATGTCGGCCACGATGGATTCCGCCCTAGCCTCGCGGGCACGGGCATAATGCTCATGGAACTCGGGGATTGTCCGTAGCCAGGTCGAAAGCTGCCGCTGGGTCGCCAGGCCCGCCTTCTCGATCTCGCGCCACGAGACGCCCGCGGAAACCTGGTCGCATATCTGGTCCCGAAGCTGCGAGGAATACGCGCTATGCCGCCCAGGGTCTTTCGGCTCCGCCGCGCGTGTGTTTGCCTTGCCCTTGGGCTTGCTGGCCTTTGCCGCCGCGCGTGGCGCTTTCTTGACGGCCTTTGACACTTTATCTGTCAACGGGAGCGCGCGCGCCTTGCCTTTGGCTACAGGCTGCTTCGTGGCCGCTTTCGCGCTCGCACGCGCGGGCGGGGTTTGCGGTGCCCCTGCGCGCACCTCGCGTGCCTGTGCGGACTGCTTACGTTTTACCGTCCTTTTCGCTGTCATGGTTGACACAATACGCCCGCCCCCGGCAAAACCCCAAACACCCAAAAAGCAACTTTGTTTCTTTTTGCCGTTTCATGGCACAAAAAAGCCCCGGCAGGAATGAACCTGCCGGGGCTTCCGGTATCAGCCAGGCGCGGGCGAAAGGATCAGAAACTCCCGCACTCGGCCATATCCTAAATCAATGCACCTGAACCCATGAGTTCGTCGTTAATCCATTGGCCACCCAGACACCATTCGTGCCGGTGCCTGCCCCGCCAAGGAGTACCTGCCCCACAAAGGCGGGCGTGTAGCCCGTGGTGTCGGTCGTGGTCGTATTCGTATCCGCCTGGGCGAACCGTCGCCCCCTGCAACGCCGTCGCGCCTACAGCGGCCCCGGCCAGAACCGTCGCTTGCGCCGTCCCGCCGATTGTCGTGGCCGACAGCGTTGTAACCGTCGCCGTCTCGGCCGTCAGCGTGTGCGTCGACAGCTCATAGATCGAGCGTTTCACCTCATCCCACCCGGAGCACACGGCCACAACCGCGACCACCGCCACCATTGCCAGCATCTTCTTCATGTTCTTTTGCTCCTGTTTGTTTCGGGCCTTCACCCACAACTGATAATATGCGTTTCAACATACGCCTTGATCTGCCCAACGTCTAAAGAATTCACGGTCAATTCACGGTCAATGGAGTAGCACCTGGATTCATACGCAAGCTGCACCTGTTTTTTATGCCAATCAGGATCAAATAAAGGCGGTGGCGTGGAACGAGTCGTCATCACCTCAATACGCTCCTGCAACTCAAAGTGTTTAAACGTTTGTGGTTCAGGCAAGCGGTTTGTTTGCCGGTTCTGCCAGTTCGTGGGGTTCTTGGCCCACTTGCGGCGAATACGCTTGCGCTTACTTTGCGGGAACCGAACCTGAACTAAGTCAGGCCGTCTGGCGAGGCTATGCGCAAAACGGAACATAGGCGACATTTCCAGCAGTGAACGCACCCATATCTTTACTATTTCCGGCGTCAGCAGCACGGGAGGTATTAAAGGCTCATTCACGGTCAGCCCCTCCTTGTCGCCATCACCCCATCCGTATCAACAGCCCCCACTTCCGCCCCCTTCCGTTTCATCATCCCACCCGCGCACAAACGGCAACACATCACACACAAACCCGGCCGCCCCCGCGTGCCCGCCCCCGCCAAACATTTCCGCCACCGATCCAGCATCAACCGCATTTATGGCGTGTTCGGGAACATAGAGAGAAACCTTGAGACGGCCATCGGGCAACTGCACATAGGCGGCCAAAAGGTCTGTACCTACGAAATCTGGCTGGCAACCCAAAGAATCAAACGCTTTGCTGCCGATAAGCCCGCGATTCATGCACAGCGTATGCAGTTGCAAGTCCTCGCCCGCCGGCGAAACCAACCGCCCACGCCAGGCGAACTCCCGCGCGTACCGCGCACTCTCTGCATCCTCGTAGCGCAGCACGTCCCGCCCGTGCTCGATCAGCTCCCGCACCAGTGCCGGATCCTCGAACAGATGCACCCAGGCACAAATGTCGCGCGGGTCCCAGTCACCGCGAGCCCGCATCCCGTACTGGAACGCCATCACGTCCGGGTTCCGGTGGTCCCAAACATCATACCGCCCGATCAGATGCACCGCCCAGGGAATGGTCACCCCCGCAAAATACGCATAGGTCAGTTCGCACGCCGCACGCCCCACTTCCCGAACCCCTGCAATATCCAGGAACGGGCACTCGCCATGCTGCTTGATCGCGCTGGCGTGATGATCAATCCAGACCAGCGCGGCACGCCGATGCAGGTCCGCCATCCGCGAAAACGGTTCCAGGCAGAAATCCACCATCACAACATGCTCGCCCCGTTCAATCCCCAGCTTATCGAAATCCACCTCATCCTGGTAATCCAGCCCAATAAGCTCACACTCCAGGTGCCACATCGCCACGATCGCCGCCGAGCACTTCCCGTCAAAATCCCCCCGATGATACAAACACTTCACAACCCCACCATCCTTTCCTAGTTCAGCAGGGGCACTCGCGCCCCGACTCTGTTGTTCCCACCGCCCGCCGTTCCACCCACACCCAGCCGCTGCCAACCCCGCCAACCCGCGCCTCGATCCCGACGGAAACCAGCCCATTCACCTGGATCTGGCACCAGTCCGCATTCGTCGGCGGGGCACCCTCCGCCGCCCGGCGCACCATCACCGTCTTGCGACACCGGCAGCCGGGCCGGTGGTCGCTGGCGTGATCGATCATCATCCCGCAGGCCGTACACTGCCTGAACTCCACCGACGGGCTCCCGTCCTCTGGTAATTTCGCCGTGATCCGCACCATCTGCACCATGTCTCCTTTCCGCGTTAATCCGCGATACCCCGCACAATCTTGAGTTTCTTGATGAACACCCGTGGCCTCGACCGGATATTGCAGTTCGGCTCCGCCAGGTCCGCCCGCAACATGTCCATCGCCTCCCGGAACTTGGCCGTGCCGCGTTCCTCGCCCATTTCCGCCCGCATCTCCCTCAACGCCTTGGCGAAGCCGTTGCGGTCCCATTCTCCAGTCGCGCCGGTCAGAACGGCGCAGACATCCAGCGGGGATTTGGAAAAGATTTCCTCACGAGTGACAGAGCAACAGGAAGTTGGTTCCGTTCCCCTGCCTCCCCCGTTCGGAAACCTCGGAGAAGCATTCCGATGCTTCGATGATATATTCATATCTTTTTCGATATGACTATGGTGACTAGTCACAAATTCCGATTTGTGACTGGTCACTCCCTCGGAGATCGAAATCGAAGGGGGAGGCAGGGGAACGGAACCCCCGCCATTACTGGCGTTTTCGCCAGACCCAACCACCTCCACATAGAAGGTGACACCATCGACATCACGCAGGAAACCATCGGCGACGGAACGCCGAATAAAATCCTGTGCAAATTTACGACCGCCATTAACCTTTACTTTCAACACCTCGCAAATCTCATCGCGCGTCACATAAAGCCCGCGCTTATCGTTCAGAACATCAAAGAAAACCTGCCGCGCCTTCGCCTCGCGGCTCTTGCGCTGGCGTTCGGCCACATCCGAGGGCGGCGCGCCCTGTTCTTCCGCCCAGCGGGCCACCGCCACGATCCCGCCGCGCGTAATCGTGATCAAGCCCGCATCGCGCAGGCGGTCCAGGCTGCCCGTAGCCCCCGCCGCGGACATTCCCGGCATCGCCCCGATCCATTTGGCAACCGCCGCCTTCTTCGCCCGCTTCGCGCCGCCCAGGCCGATAACCCCATCGGACGTGCCGTACTCCTGGCGCGTGCGCCCCGCCTGCAGCCGTAGATTAAAATAAACGCCGTGGTCCTGGACCGGAAGCAGCCGGAACGCCTCATGCCCCGCGATCCAGTTATGATCCAGCATCTGGAATCGGTAGCCCCTGTAAGTCGCGTTATCAGCCACGTCCCGGCCCTCCCGGCATTTGCGCATGGTAGCGGCCCTTGAGCATCGGCATTTTCGCCACCCGCATATTGGCCTCCATCTGTTTAAGGAAAAAGGGCACGCTGGCGGCGGCGCACTGGTCCCGCAGCGACTCGAACCACTCGCGGCGCGCAAAACGCCGGTTTGCCCCGCTCTCGCAGCCGGCCACCACCCAGCCCAGGCGGTCCAGCCACGGCGAAAGGTCCAACGGCCCCAGCAGCGGTTCGGCGGAAATCGCCCTCACGTGCGCGGGTGCGTCTATAAGGAAAGGGATTCGCCCCTCCGCCGCCGCCTGGTTCTCCGCGCTCGTCATCAGGATCACATTCGGCACGGGCCAGCGCGGCACGCTATCAAAGAGCGAATCCGCCGCCAGCGAGAAGCGCGCCCCCAGCCGATCGCCTGCCATCGCCCGGCACAGCGGCGGCGAGAACTCCGCGAAGAACCGCGCCAGACGCTCCGGCCGCTTCGTGCAGACAATAAAGGTATGGCGGGCGGCGGCGGACATCACCCCGAAGGCCGCCGCAATGTCCGCATCCGCCACCCCCTCGAAGAACAGATCATTCCAGACCGCCCAGACCAGCGGCTTGCGCGTCGTCAGCGGGTTCATTAAATCCCGTTCCATGAAGCGGCACTGCCCCGAGAACCGCCCGCCATCATCGGTCAGCCCGTCATAGCGCTCCCGGATCAGATCATTAGCCTGGCGGCGGCGAACATGCGTCGCGCTCGCCGCCCAGCAATTCGCGCACCCGGCCGACACATGCGCGCACCCCTCCACCAGCGACCAAGCCCGGTCCCACCACATCCCCGCCGACAACCGTTCCCCACCCGTCTCGCGCATAACAACCATCCTTTCCTAGATCAGCAGTGGCGCTTGCGCCACGAATCTCCATCAGCAGGGGCACTAGTGCCCCGAATCTCTGCCCCGAATCTCCATCAGCACTGCCGCCCGCACCCCGACTCAATAACCACCGCCACCAGCGCCCCCAGCCCACTCGCCGACGCCGGGAACCGCCCCTGCACATGGAAGCGCGACCAGCGCCCCTCATCCTGCTCGAACTGCCGTGCCACGATCACCCGCGTTGGCCGCAGCGAATCCTCCACCGTGATCCGAATAACCCGCTCCGCCCGTCGCGGCTCATCAGATTCCAAGGCTCGCCGCTGCCTTGCCTCCCCGCTCGCCAGCCCCATCTTCCGTCCCCGTTCCGAAGCCGCCCACGCCCGCCGCCGCAAATACCAATTACTAGCCACCTTACACCCCGTATGTTGCTCGCAAGTATCTACAAAACTTCATAATCACTTGTTCGGCACCTGACAATTTCGTTTGCGGCAATAATGACACCGAGCATCCGCCTTGATGGTTTCCTGCGTCGCTCGCTCGCTTTTAGTGGCAATGGTTCTGTCTCCGCAAACGGGGCAATCCCAAACCCATTGGATCAGGTCATCACCACAAGTAGTCTTGTTGTCATCAGCAGTGGCGGGCCGAACATCAACTTGGACCGTACAGGCGGAAGTGCGATCACGGTTAGAGAACAGATCAAGCTGATACATCGCACTTCCTCCTGCCGGTCAAGTCAGCGTTAGATTCTTTAGATTGGTATTTCACAAATCCACAATTTTCCTGTACTAATCGCACTCGGGCACCGCCGAGCATTTTTCCCGTCGCAATACCCGTTGGCTCCACCAAGCGTGCATCCGTATTTCTTTTGCCAGCGGTCAAATTCTTTTTGGTATTCTTTGGTCGTTTTGATCTTCGTCATAACTATTCCTTCTGGTGCGATAAATCTAACATTCGCGTGGAGCATATCCGGGCTCGCCGCCCGAAATGCTCACGCTGGCGTTCGGGCAAATACGTTTCATCCATTCAATGCGCCGCTGTAGTTTGTGGAATCTCTGCGAATCGCCGCTAAACGTGTAGAGGAAGAACCCCACCGGAGGGAACATGCCAAACGCAGGATATTTCCTGAAGATTGAATCAATCTCGCCTTCATATCTTGAGATGCAGGCCCGAACAACCGCATGGAACCTAGCTCGAATAGTCGTTTTCATGTATCCAATCCTTTCTCCCTCGCAGGTTCATGCAAGGCGTTGTGCAGAACACACCCGAAGTCATGATCCGTGTCGCAACCGTACGCGGCACCATCATCATTGTACGCGTCGATCTTCGTCAGAATCACTCGGCAGCTTCCGTAAGGACGGAAGACCAAGCGAACAAAGCGGCGGACCGCAGCACAACCCATCACCCATTTTCTCATATCTCACCTATTTCCCCGGCTTTTGCTGGCCGGTCAGCTCCCTGCATCCTCACGCCCACACGAGCAAAGCGCATCCCATCGGCCTCCGTCACAATCAGGTTGCACCCCATAACCTGGAGAAGACGGGCCGAAGTAACAGGCCACTGGCCGATCGGGACCGTTCGGGCAGCTATACACCACCGGAGGTCCTCTAGCTCGCGAACACCAAGCAGAAGCGCGTTCGGCGCGACATTGTGTTCCTGCCAGTAGGCCTGGTATCCATTGTCCAGCCTGGTCAACATGTCACAGAACATCATCCACCCCGTAATAAACCGCCAGCGCTTTGTCGGCCTTCTTGTAGAGCGCGCACAGCGCGGCCACCTCGGGAATATTGCTGCCGTCCGGCTTAACCCGGAAGGCCTCCACCTGGTGGATCAGGTAAATCCGGTGCATCCGCAGCGCGTTCGGCACCCGGTTCGCATTATGGTTCTCCCGCAAGGCCGGTGTCCGCCCCACTCGCTCCGCCAGCTCGCAACACTCATCCAGCGACAGCCCCAGCATCTTCATCTCGTCCATCATCAACCCCCTAGCTCACCCTGGCCACTCGCGGCCAGGAAAAGAAGACAGGCGGCGGGGCGCTTTGCAGGGTTCATTAATTGTTCTTAACGATCCACGCCCCGCCGCACCGGGATCACACGACCCCGGATTTAAGAGATTCATTCCTAGCCCGCGACAACCGCGGCAACCGCCACAACTCCGCCCCCACCAGGTCCCGGATACGGTCAAGCTGGGCCGGGGCAATATGCGCCGGAATCCGCGCCTCGCTAAGCCGCGCCACCTGCCGCAACACCGCCAGCGTTTCATGGTCCTGCCCTAGCTCACCCTGGCCGCTCGCGGGCAGTGGTCCAGCATCACACATCATCCACCCCCGACCACTCGATCAGCCACCCCAGGAACGGCAACCCATGCGTAGCGCCGAACCAGTCGCGCATTTCCTCACAATCCTTGAACCCGTCCAGCGCGGCCAGATCCTGTCCATCGACCACCACGCCGCCAACAGACGCAACGCCGTAATCAACCCGCACCGGCATCACCGCCGTGCAGACATCCGTGCGCAGCACTTCCTGCTTGCTCCGGTAGGGTTTCCCAGTCCAACGCCGCAGACTCACCCAATCGCCCACCTTGCACCTGGCCGTCTGGCGGATCGTCTGCCGCTTACTCCCCTCCCGCACCTTCTCCGCAAACTGATCCTGGAACAAAATCACCCTCACGCCCCCACCATCCTTCCCTTTAAAAGGAATCACGTTCTTAACTGGCAGTGGCTTGCGGCCATGCTTCACGCCCAGCCGATAGGCCCGCATAAGCGCCTTGTCGATTCGACTGGTCAGCCCCCTCGCCTCCTGGTAGGTTCTGAATGTACCCTTAATGAACACTGGCCCCTGGCCTTTTTCGTCCTCAACAACCTGCAACAACCAGTCACAAGGACCAGAGGCGTTTCTTGGTTTAGTCGCCTGCATCAAGAATCCAATCCGCTCTTTCATGATCTTCTCTCTCCCATTGCTTTAATAATCGCCTCGGCTTCCTCGACCAACTCACGGCCATCAAAGGACCGATGAACCACAATCGCTTCCGCAAATGCCTCGCCAGTATCCGGGTCATTGAAGAAGACTCGCGGCGAGCAAGGGCACTGCGTCCCTTCTTCCTCATGCGGCTTCAAGTCATCAATTGGCAGAATATGGAACATGCTCGCCTTGCCTTTCATGCACACATCGTAAGATGCTGCTGCTCATAAATCCGGTCATACAAATCCTGCAAGTGCCTCCGTGAAATCACGCACACTTCTGAACCGTCTTCCAGTCCCAGGCGTTCCTGCCACTGCTAGAGATAATCCTGCACCGTCATTCGCGTGTCTGTAGCCATCGAGATAACGCCCGCAGTCAGCACCAGGTTTGCCGGAGCACGCATCGGTTTTGCCATTTCTCACCTCTTTTCATCCAGTCCTGCCCCGCCGTTCACGGCGGGTCACCGTGTAGGTCAGCCGGGGCACTCGTGCCCCGGCCACCAATCGAATCAGACCATGTTCTTGAAGTCGCCCGAATACACCGCCACGCCGGTTTCCGTCTTGATCGTGTCGTAGGCCGCCCCCACAACCGCATCAACAAACGCTTTCGGGCGGATAAGCTGGTAACCCAGCGTCAGGCGAGGCGGCCGCAGGTTGTAGCGGAACCGCGCCTGGATGTTCATCTGCTCGATCCCCCGGAACGGGGCCAGCTTGATCGTCAATTCCTTGGGGATCGCGATCTCGCCATTTTTACCAAGCGCAACGGCATCGGTTTTCTGGTCAACCACCAGGCCCACGTCGCCATTCTGCAGGTTCAACTTACCCTTGAAGCCGCAATCCTGCGTCGCGTTCAGGTTCAGGGCCAGTTCCAGCATCGTCGAGCCGTCCGGGTTAACGATGTCGTTCAGGTGGTCCTCGATGAACAGCGCGAACGCCACATGGTCAAACATGTTGCCGTTGCTTCCGGTCCAGACCTTCCATTCGTCCGTTTCCGTCAGAACCAGCTTGGCCGTATGCGTGCACCAGTCCGCCTTCAGCGGGTCGTGGTAGTCGATGATTGCCAGGAACACATACGGCGATTCCAGCACCGAGGCGAATACCGTCGTCTGCGCCGTCTTGTACCGGTTCAGATACTCGCAGAAGCTCGAAACGCTGTTATGCGTCGTCGCCGCGCGGATCCGGTCCGGCATCTTCGGCTGCCAATCCGACAGATTCATCACCGATTGATCACCCGGCACCAGCGCCAGCGGGATTTTCCCGTGTCCCTCGTGCCCCAGTTCCACAATCTTCAACGCCGATGCCGCCTGTGCCAGCTTCGCGATCTCCTGTACCTGGTACTCGCTAATTATGTCAGCCATCTCACACCTCGCTCTTTCTGTTTTCACCGTTTTCATTCTTTTACCCTCTCCTGAATGACTCACTCCCGTGGTCATTCAAACAACATCACTCCGGGAATCCGGCATCCTTGCCGAACTCCACCTGGTTGGGATCGCGCCGCTGCAGCGTATTCTTCACCGTCGAGAAGAACATGCTCACCGCGCGCGGTTCAGGCGGAGGCACGACTTTCAGGTTGTACCCCACGATAATGCGATTCACGTCGCCCTTGAACGGTTCAAAATTCACATTGAGTTCCAGCCGCCCCTTCTTACGCGTATCCCGCACCCCCTTAACGATCTTCTCGATCCCCTTCCCCAGGTCGAACACGCAATCCCCTTTCGCGAGTTCCTTGAGGAAGACAACCGCATCCATATTCATTTCATCCGCATTCGCAACCTGCTGCTCCTTAGCCATCCTGCACCTTCCTTTCCTGTTTCACCGTTACCCACTCAATCCAGTCCCGCCCCGGCATTCCTGCCGGCCATCAACACCCGCCATGCGAGCGCAGCCACTGCCGGAACTTGCCCGTTGCCAAGGGCTTTAAGTCGGTCCACCCGAGCGGCCACCCCATTAGCCACTCGACCCACGTCGGGTTCAGACTCCCACCAGTCTCTATTGTTGCCGTCTGCGCACACAGAAGCCCCTTCTCCAGCATGTGTGAATGGCTCTTGCTCCCGATCGGCCCCAAACCTTTCGCGTCCGATGCTCTCGGGGTTCCGAATTTGTTCGATTCCTTCGGTCGGCATATCGCCCCGTAAAGGGTGTCGTCCTTCTCCCGGTGCCCGCCCGCGCACTGGCTGTCTTCCGCCCGAGGAGTTGGGAAACGCATATTCACAGCCGCCGCAAGCTGCATCCCTGCTTTCCCTGCCGCCTGCGGCGGAGTCGGCTTCTTGCGCCGGTTGCTTCCCGCATGGGCAATCGGCGTCGGCCACATATTCACCGCCACACAGAGACTTAGCCCGTGCTTTCCCGCCAACTGCGAGGGCGTCAGCCTCGTCTGCCGGTTCTCGTTCGCACTCGCCTGAGGCGTCGGCCAGTTCTGCCGCGATCCATATCCGCTCCCGCTTGTGTGGCGCTCCGGCGTCGCAAGCCCCCAGCACACACCACCTTGCATCAAACCCCATCGCGGCCAGGTCTCCGAGAACAACTCCAAGCCCCCGAACAGTGAGCATTGGTGAGTTTTCCACGAACACGAATCGCGGTCCCACTTCGCGAATGATCCTTGCAAACTCTTTCCAGAGTCCGCTGCGCTCGCCTGTGATTCCTGCCCCTTTTCCGGCGCATGAAATGTCTTGGCAAGGGAAACCCCCGCTGATGACATCGACCCGCCACGGCCACGGCCGGCCGTCGAACGTACGCACATCGTCCCAGATAGGGAATCGAGGTAAACATCCGTCAGCCTGCCGTTGCAGCAGAACTCGGCGTGGGTAATCTTCGATTTCAACGGCGGCAACGGGGTGCCACCCGTGCAACAATCCTCCGAGGATTCCCCCGCCGGCCCCCGCAAATAATGCCAGCTCATTCACATATCCCCCGCCTTCAACAACACCGCCGCCACCGCCAGGCACAGACACACCAGCGCCGCCCCCGCGATCTCGAGTGCCACGCCGCCGTGCCACACCCGCACCCCCGCGAACATACAAACCACCGCCGCCGCCGCCCCGATACCGTCCACCGCCAGCTTGCGCCAGCGCACACACCGCCGAGCCACAGAAACCCGCACAACCCGTTCCACGCTCATACCCCACCATCCTTTCCTAGATCAGCAGGGGCACTCGTGCCCCGAATATCCGTCACGAACACCAACTGCCGCGCCTCCAGTTCCGCCGCCTTCCGCCGCCTCGTCTTCCATCCCTTCCGCCTGGCCGCCGCCGTTTTTCGCCGGTAATCCAGCGTTGCCGCCGCGATCTCCCGCTGCATCTGGTCGCACCGGTCCAGCGCCTGCCGCGCATCCGAGAGCGCCAGCGCCGCCCCCGCCACCGCCAGCACACAACAGAGAAGAACCACAACCGCCAGGAACATCATGTCTCCTTTAAAAACGTCAACGCTTGCGCCAGCATCGAAACATCCGCCCGCCGCAGTCGGTTCGTGTGCGGCACCCGCTGCAACCTGCCCGCCTGGATCCAGCCATAGACCGTCTGCCGGGAAACCCCCAGCAGCGCCGCCGCCGCCGTCACCGTCACCGTATGCCCATCCTGCGCCTTGCCCGAGAGCGGCGCCGCCGCCGCCCGCAGCCGATCCGGCCCCGCCGCCATCGCCAGCCGCACAACCTCGACCTTGAGCGCATCCGTCGTCATACGAAAAGCTCCTCCCGCGACGCCTCCAGCACCTTTACCAGCCGCGCCGCCATCTTGTCCGTCGCCGCCCACTTCCCGTTCATGATCCGCGAGAAGTAGCTCTTGCTCATCCCGGACTGGTTCGCCGCCTCATTCGCCGTCATCCCCAGCAGTGCCAGCCGCACCTTGAACGCCCGTTTACGCTTCTCAACCACACTCACACTCATCCCACCCTCCTCATGCGCCGCGCCGCATCCCCTGCCCGATCCGACGTCGCCAGTTCCTTCCGCGCCTTCGCCACCTCCACCCGCGGCACCCGCCCGTGCCCGCGCTCCTTGCGCGACATCGGCACGGGGGTAAGCTCGCTATTGTCCAGATCCTCGATCACCGCCACGTCATACTGTTCCCCGGCCCACAGCCGAACATTGCGGACCGCCTCCATCAGCGAAAGCGTGGGCGGGGGTTCGATATACCATCCGTCATCGGTCTCGATCCGCGTGGTGAACTCATCACCAATGAAATTGATTGTCGCCGTAGCGGACTGGCGGAAATACGAATATAGAGGTCTGGCGGTCACCGGCATTTGATACTCCGAACTGGTTGATTGTAATAATGTGCAAAAATGCAATAAACCAACCGAGATGCTTCTAGGCAACAAAAAGGCGCTCCCCGGCGAAAAAAAGCCAGGGAGCGCCAAAAACGATCATAGTGCCGCATTGCACCCAGGACGGAATAATCCACAACCCCTAGTGCATTAATTTCAGCCGCGCGGCTCATAATATATATTATACGACGTGATCTCATTTCGGTGCCTTTATAACTGGAGCGGGTTTTCGTTGCAAGCTCTTTTTCAACTTTTTTTCTTTTTAATTTGACGTAGGCGGAAATCAGGCGGAAAATACTGGTGTCTTAACAAAGGGAGCTGGTTATGAAGATTACAACAACAATGGTGTGCCTGGTGCTCGGGAGCATGGTCGGGGTTGTGTATTTCGCGAACAAGCAACCAGAAAATAGGAAGGCAGTAAGTAACCATGTTGAAGACCGTTGGCGGGATTTGGCAATTCAAGAGATCTCTCACAAGGCTGTGCTGCTCGGCATGAAGCACGGACTTGACGCTGACACAGCGACCACGATTGCCACCAATTACCTGATTCAGACGGATAGCGATACACGGTGGCTTTTTGATGAAGAATGGTCTTACGGGGATCATCTTGTTATGACAGCTTTTTCAAACTGCGTGCAGGGCATGGACGTGAATCTGCAAGATGCGGCCGCGTTCATCTATGACCTTGATGTATGGATAAGAACTGAACGACAGATAGAAAATGCGTACAGGGATGATTCTGTATGAAAAAACTATTAATATGGGCGGCAGTGCTGGCGGGCATGATTCTTATTATCTTTGGCGTTCACAAAGCAAGGGAGCGCAACACGCGTATTGAGGCCATGCGAACTGAGTCGCACAGACGAGAATATATTGCTTGCGCGGAGTTGTTGACTTCTGATCTGGCGGGGCTTCTTTCGATTAGGTATCAGATCCCCCAGGATGCTGCCAAACGAATGGCGATTGCTTACGTAACAAAAGACGGCGTGAATTATTTAGTTGATTTCTTAGGAAACCGACTGGTCGATGCCGATACATACTCAATGGTTGTTAGAATCGCCAAAGACAATAATGTTAACTTTGGAACCGCCGCCGCATTCCTGCATGATTTGGATGCTTGGCTTTCTGTTCGGGACGTCGTTTATTATCAATATGGAATAAAGACGGACTGATCGCCGTGACGGGCGTTTTTCACCGGTCAGCCTCGGCGGCTGCCCGGCGGGCGGCCCTGATGAGTTCGCGCTTCGGAGGGCGAACCATACTGCGTTCAACGGCGTTGATTGATCGGTTGTCGTAATACGGTACATTCCCGTAGGCTCCCAGCCCCTTGTCTGTCACCCGTTTGTTGTACGCCTTGATTTCCTCGGCGATTTTGTCTTTTTCCTTTTCGGATCGCTGTTCTTGCGGGGCCAGCAGCCATTTCCGGTAGCGGGCGGAGATCTCGCTGCGCATGGCGGCATATTCGGATTCGATCTTGCGGTCGGCCCATTGTGTCTCGCGCATGGCCGCGATTGAGGCCGGGTTCGCGCCGGCGGCCCGGAGAATCGTTTCCCCGGTGGTGGCCTTGCGCGGCTTGTCGCCATCGAACAGCGGCATATTGTTTTCGCCAGTGAGACCTTCGCTGGCTTCGCGGTAGGCTTTGACAAAGTTAGCCTCGAATCGCGGCAATAGCGTCTCCGCCGCCTTGAGTGCATTCCCCTCGGCAGCGTACTCCCCGGCTTTGATATAATCGAGGACGGCCGATCCGGGGGCACCGAACCAGTCATACCACTTATCGAGTTCAAAGGTCCGCACACCGAGCGAGCCTGAAAGATTGATGTTGGCGGCACCCAGCAGCCCGTAACGGGCGGTGCGTCCAGCGGTGCGCCCGGCAAAGCCGCCAAGCTGTTCGCTGAAGTATTCCTCGATCCATTGATAGTATTCCTCCTCCGGGTCTTCCGGCGGCTCCACGCCGAACGCCTTAAATACCATTTTCGCCAGCAGGACGACAAACTGGCGAGGAATGAACGCCTGCGGACCGGCCAAAAGCGCCGGGGCGACCAGCATCCAGGCCAGCGCGCGGAAGTTTTTCTTATCGACAGCGATTTCCTTCATCAGCAGGTATGTGTTGTGGGCGAATCCCTGGAACATATACATGGACCGCAAGGTCTGCGCACCAACGGACGGGCCGCGCGTCCATGCCGGAAGATTGGTCTTGCCGAATACCGAGTTGGCCTTGTTGGACACATACAAGCCTTTATTCAATGCCGCCTCGTTGTCTTTTGCGGTCCACTCCCCTTTGTGCTGCTCCCTGATACCCCGGTAAGTGGCGGCAATCGTGGACATTCGAACGAGCCGTTCCACAACAGAGTAGGCCAGCAAGTGCGATTCCGTGAACTTCTGCATCACCATACCGCTGCGGCGCTGTAGCACGGCCAGTGCCTCGTGGTGTATCTGGCTGCTGTCCCACCCGCGGGCGTGGATCTCGTTGAACAGTTCCGCGCCGGCAGTGTCGAGCCCCTGCCCTTTGCCGGTCTTCTGGTGAATCTGCCAGCGCACATAGTCGGAGGCTGAACGTGTCAGCAGCTTTGCCGTCTTGAGCATCGGAATATCAGCAAAGGCGCTCATGGCCGGGCCGCTATGCGTGACCAGCGAGGTGAAGTTGACCAGTCCTGAAAACAGACTGGACATATACTTTGTGGCCGTAAGTCCCTTGAGTGTCCCGATTACCCGCTCCGAACGTGTCTCGTTGCGCAGCATCTCCCGTGCGTATGAGACCGCCTCATCGTAGGCGTTGCCCTGTGTGGCGCTGTCGATCCTGTTTTTGGCAACCTCGTCGGCGTAATCGTGATACCAGTCTACAGCGGCTGCATCAATGTCCTCTGCCGTGACCCTGCTGGCTGTATTCTCGGCAATGAATGCAGTCATTCTGCGCATCCGGTATTGCCGCCACGTCTCGGTCTGCCCGGTAATGGACCGCATGAACTCCTTGGCGAGCAGCCGTTTGGCGGTGCCGCCGGCAATGCTCTTGCCGGAAAGCGTGATCGCCTTGAGCGCGTCGGTCTCGTATCCCTGCCAGACCTCCTTGCCGGTGGAACCGTCGCGGGCGATCTTGTGGGACCGGCTACCGCGCTGGTGGATCAGGTCGGCGATGTTTTCGGTAATCGTCTCGGCAAAGGACGAAACCTGCATCTTGGTGATCTCGTGGCGTAGCAGTGCATTGACAAGGCGTTTTTCAATATCCCCTTTCGGATTGATGAACCGCCATTCCTTCGGCGAATCGTCCAGCGTCATGTATTTGCCGCCTGCATCCTTCAGGATGCGGTGCTGATGCTTGCTTGTCACGCCGCCCTCAATAACAAAGTGCTTCTCGATTTTCCCGTTGAGCGTCTTGTAATCCTCCCACCGGCTGGAAATATTGATGGATTCAAGCCCGCGTGACTCTTTTTCAGTCTTCTTGATCTTGTCGAGTGCTTTCTGCAGTTGATCGTTAAGGGCGAGCACGGAAACATCCATATAGGAGGTCTCGCTCGGGCGATCGGATACGGACTGGCTGAACTGGTCGTATCCCTGGCGGCGAAGTTCGCGCATCTTGGCCCAGCGCATCAAGCCCGTGTCGAACAGTTGCAGGAATCGCGCCCCATCACTTGTGCGGACGGCCGATAGCTTGAACTTGCCGCTGCGGCGCATACGCGGCATGTAATAGCCCCGCCGGTCGCCCATCTCGCGCAAGGCCTCCCACAGGTCGCCCATTTCCCCGTCGGCCTTCTTGATCTTCGGCATCGGCAAGCCCAGGTCGTCAAGCTCGTCCTGCGCCGTCTGCACCTCGCCGCGAATCTGTTCATACGCCCGGTCGTTGATCCGGCGGACCGCCAGCAGCATCTCTGCGGCCTCGGCGCTGTAGCCTTCCTTGCGCAGGTCGTTCGCTTCCAACTGGTGCGCGGCTTCCCATGCCTGGCTCTCGTAGGTGAAGTTATCCTGAAGTGCCCCACCCTGCTTGACGGGTTTTCCATCCAGGCCGAAGACCATCCAGCCGCCGTTGCGGTCATCCTCTACCGCCCGGTAGCCCTTGGCGTTCATATCGCGGGTCCAGAGGTATTTCTCCAGGCGTACCCACTCGGGATTCTGCCAGGAAGATATGGCCTTGAGCGCTGGGCGGCCCTTGGTTGTGAACTTGCGCACGGCTTCCAGGTCGCTATCCCCTCGCCCGTCATCACCCTGATTGAAGACCAGGCTTTCAAATTTGAATTTATTGTCCATCCAGCGAGACGCGGACTCGACCATGTTGCGCAGGCCGGGGACTTTCTCGCCGTAATGGTGAATCGTTGACGCCAGCAGGTCAACCCATGTGATATTCGGGCGCTGGTTGGAATCCCGGATATGTGCTTCGGCCATTGCCGCCGCACTCTTGTAGCGGCTGGGAACGTTGGCATACACATCATCCCACGAGGATTTCGGGTTGTTTCTGCGGTATTCGGCGATTTGCTTGTCTGTCGCCTTCCAACGGGATCCGTGGCGCTGGAGTCCACCGATAGATGCCATTGTCATATCCATGGCCTGATTCCACATCGTTTCCGCCTTTTCCTTCTCGAACTCGGCTTCTGCCGGGGGCTTGTCCAGGTGGGCCGGGGGCTTGAACTCCCAGGCGGTGTCGCCATTCTCGGTCTTGACGGCCTGCAGGAATGGCGCGCCATCGGGCACGTCGTTGGGATCCTCTGTACGGAACACGCCGGGGCGGACCTCCACCGGGCCGGACTGGTCGCCAGCATCGGCGAGGGCAAAGCGGGGTTCGTCGGTGGCCCTGTCGAACCGCTCGGAAAGCGTCTTCACGCGACCCGAGTCGTCGCGTAGCTCGGTAGCTAATGTCGGCATACTATAGAATCCCTTAATCCATTCAGCCGGAACATTGCCGTGGATCTGTATGCCTGAATAGGTGCCATACGTCACGTTAAAGTTCCCGTCCCACGAAAACCTTTCTAGCGTCTTTTTTATAGGGATTTTAAGATGAATAACAGTATGCGCGTCATTTAGCGCGCTCAATATCCCATCATATCCCATCGCGATGTCATCAGGATCCAAAAACACATAAACAGACGAATCCCTTGCATTTCCCGTTCTGCCTGACGAGCTTAGCTCTGTTCCGTTTATGCCGCTTGCAAACTTTTCTTTTGGTGCATCTGTGACATGATAAGCGTCAACTTCTTTCGCGTCTGTAAGCCTTCTCAACTCACGCATCATAAAGGACATTGAATCTTCATCATATCCCAGAACACCATTGTTGTCATAAAACTGCGCCAAGGATTCCAGCGCCTTGGTGGTCATTTCTGGCTGTGGAATATTATTTGTTTTTATCCATGCGCGATTAACCATGCGCTGCGCTTTTTCCCAATCTTCTGTCTCCACCGCCGCCAGGTAGGCGGCATCCTGCTCGGCGGTGACGCCCTGTGCCTTATCTCCCCGCGCCGCCGCCAGTTGATTCATCATTGGCGCATCAGTGTTGTTCTGTTTATCCATGCGGGCCTGTATAACCGAATTGACATAATCCCGCAACTCTGAATCGGTGGCGGAGAGCTTCATGCCGGCGGCGCGGCCGATCCGGCGGATGGTGGCGACAATGGCGTCGACAAACCGACCCCAGAGGGAGCGGTTGGTCTGGCCGTCGCGGTAGGCCTTGGCGGCCAGTTCACGGAAGAACTCGACCGATCCGGGTTTGAAGCCGTAATTCTTTTCGATCTCGCGGGCGATTGACTGCCACTTGCCGCCGTAGGTGGCGATTCCAAGCCGCCGGGTGCGGACGGGATCGGCAAACTCGTTCTCGATCCGGTGGAAGGCTTCCTCGCGAATGTCGCCGGCCAGTTCGCCGGCATTGTTGTAGCGGTCCAGGATGAACCAGGACTTGTCGCCCATCGTCACCGCCCGCACCTGCCCTGCCCCATCGCGCATATAGCGGGCCTGGCCCTCGTTGAGGATCGTCGCGCGCATCTTCTCCGTGACCGGGATGCTCCAGACCTGCTGTGTGGGCCGGATCTCCGCCGCCAGCTTCTCAATCAGAGCATCGGCTTCGGCCTCGGTACGTTTCCGCCAGGTATTAGGCCACTGCGTTACGATCCAGCCGTATTGGTCTTTCGCCTTTGTTGCCTCAATTCCGGTGGTATCGCCTTTCAGTGACGGATCAATGCTCGTCTTGCCCACCGCCGCGTCCTTGTCAAGCTTCTTGAGATACTTGGCCACCTCGGTCGGGAGGATCTTGTCGTAGAATCCCTTCATCCCATCGCCGCCGATTTCGAGGTCAAGGCCGGACCAGTCCTGCATTCCGTCAGGGGCGGCGACGATCTTGGCGGCTAGTTCCTTCCCAATCACGTCCGGCAATTTTTCCGCCGTTGTTGTAGTATCGAGCACCGAAACACCGTCTTTGCGGGCTTCTATGCGATACTGCCCGTCTTCTTTGCGGGTACTCGAAACCGTGTCCACCTGCTTGGCTAGGCTGTACCGCTCATTCTGCACCTCGCCCGGCGTCCAGGCCACGGCGTCATAGCCCTGCTCGGCGGCCATGCGCAGCACGCGCTTGAACGCCAGCATCGACCACGCCGGAGTGCGTTTGAACGGGGCGGCGGGGACGCCCTTGCCGTATCCAGAACCGCCGGGAGAGAAGTCGTCGGGTTCTTTTTTGTAACCTTCCTCGCGTCCGCGCTGGTGCCAGTCGCTCTGTATTTCCTCGATGAACAGGGTCTTGCGAGGGGGCGTGTACGAGGTTCCGTCCGCGCTCGTCACGCGGTCATTCAGCCGCATGTGGACAAGGATGTTCGGATCCTCGGGCCAGTGGGAGGATGTGAAAACGCCTGCGTTGCGAATGCTTTTCTGCTTGTTTAGCGTATCAATCGCGGCTTTTGTTGCGGCTTCTTCCGAAGAATGCCCCTTGGTTAGCGCCGTTTGCCCGGCTTTGTGAATGACATAGTATTTCCCGTCGTTAGGAGATTTAACGGCCCGATACTCTCCGGGTAGCTCGGTTATCCGCGTGCGAACAACCGGCAGCCTGATCAACACCTCGCGGTAGTTCTCGCCGCCGGGTAGCTGGTACTGGCCGAACTTGGTGTTTGCTCCCACAAGCACCTGGTCTCCGTGGGGTGTATCTTCGACATCGGTTGCCCTTCTCGCGTCCTCAATGTCTTCGATTTCAGAAACATACCGCTCGGGAATGTCTTTCCGTGCTCCATCCTGGTCCTGATACAGCCAGCGCAGCGGGCGTCCAGACATGTACGGCATGAACCCTGTAGGCACGCCCAACTCTATCCCGATTTGGCGAAGGCGCTGCTCTGCCTGCTCGGCTTTGCTCATAACGCTGGCGTCTTCCTTAACGACTTCTTCCAGCTTCGGTCCGCCCTGCTCGATGAAGTCCAGCACCTGATCCTTGGTGACCTTGCCCTCGATGCCCTTGAGCCAGTCGGCCAGGCCGATCTCCTCGTACTCGTCGAGCTTGAACGCGCCATTCTTCTGCGCGCCTTCAAGGCGGGCAACAAGATACTTGGCGGGCATAGCCTTGAAATCCATCCGTTCCACTGCTCGCCCGAGGGCGGAGTAGAACCCGAGTTTATCCTGGTTGACTTCCGATCTGGCGGCCCGGCCCTCGCCGCGGGCGATTGCCTGGCGGACCGGGGCGGGTAGAGCGTCCAGGCTTTCGACGGCGCTGGCGTTCTCGCCGGCCCACGGGGTTTTGTCGGCTTCGGCCTGCATTGTCTTCTCGAACGCGGTGCGGGCGATCCCCGCCGCCGCCGCCGTGGTGGCCCCGCGCGCGGCTTGGGCGGTGGTGCCTGAAACCTGTCCGTTGATGTCGCGCACCCGTTCGATGGCCATATTATCGGACATATTGCCTGGGCTCGGGCGGAACCTTGCCTTGGATAGAACGGACAGGCGGGCGGCTATCGCCGGGATCTGGTTAACGTCCACCCTGGCGATCATTCGGTTGCCGACGCGGTTGAAGTCGCCGGTAATCGCGCGGATCTGGTCGTCGAGGAAATACTTACTGCCGGTCGCGCGCGCTGCCGGTACGGAAATGTTGATCTGCCCGGTGTAGCCTCGCGGCGTAAGGCGGACAACATCGCTTTCAACGCCGGATCGCTCGGTATCGAGCCATAAGCGGACCGCCGCGCCGTCCACCAGATCCCGGCGGGGATCGCGGGCAAGCTGGCTGGGAGTCCAGGTCATGGGCATAAGCAGGCCCGTGATGGTTTTGCCTTCGCGCGTCTTGAACGAGACCAGCCGCCCGCGGTTGCCTGCCGCGTTGATCGCCCGGATTGGATTGCCTGAAATGATCTGGCGCTCGAATCGTCCGCCGGTCTGGTTGACATCGACCTGGCTTTCGTCGGCATAAGCCCGCCCGATGGAGAAACCGCCATTACCAACCTGCGACAACGGCACGCGCAGCGAATGGCCGCCGGGCTGGTTGGTCATGATATGCAGCACGATACTACCGGGAGACGCCTTGACACGATCGGCGGTCTGTTCGGGCAGGGTGATACCGGTGATCATGCCGATCGCGTCGATACCTTCCTGCTCGTTGGTGATGCTCGCATACTCACCAGCCATACGCTGGAGCGACAACAGTACCGGTGCCACGCGGCTCTGGAATATGGCAGAGGCATTACGCGCATGATCGAGCCGCTTACGGACAGTGGATAGTTCACCAAGCGTGATGTCGGGATTCGCAACGGTGGTTTCGCTTTCGTCGATGATCTTACTATAAGCCGTTTCAATCTGTTCCACAAAACCGACAATGCGCTCCTGCATGGCCTCGGCACTGCCGGAACGCTCCTCGAAATCCTTCTGCATTTCCTTGGCGGTTGGCACATGCCGTGTATCCTTGATCTCCCAGCGCTGGATCTTGGTGTCGGCCTCGAAGATGTTGGCCTCGCTGGTTCCTGGCCGGAGTGTTTCCTCGCTGATCATCACGCCGTCCCAGTCGTCATGCACGGCAATTTCAAGTTCGTACTGGTCCGTGGCTTTCAAGTAGGCGATATAATCCGTGTATTTCTGGATGATCGCCGCATAGGCCTCTTTCTGGATACGGTTCGGCATCAGGGCCATTCGACCGGCAAACACGTTGGCGAAGTCTTCCCGGTCGGGAGTGACTGTCCCGGTGCGCTCGTTGACCTCTGGCGACATATCCAGCATATCCTGCAACGCCGGGTTATCCTCGAACATATACTGGGCGACGATCTGGTCGCCGTAGCGGTTCATGAAGTCAACCTGGTCGAGCGAGACGCCGCCTTCCTGCGCTGCCGTCGTGTTGGCGTTGAGGCTTTTCATCTTGCGTTCAAGCACCATGGCCGGACGCCGCTCGGCTTCCAGCGGCAATACCGGCATCGAATACTTGGCGCCGCCTGGAATCATACCGGTGCGCTTGATCCGGCCCAGGGTCTGGACCATGACGTTAATATCCCCGTGAGGCTGGGCGATGATCATATTGCGGGTCTTGATCGGGCGTTCCTTGAACTTCGGGGAGGCGTGGATCGAAAGGCCCGTTGAACCGGAGGCGTTGAGGATCAGTGCGTCGAGGTCGCCGTTATTGAATCCATTGACCAGGGCATTCTTGTCCGCCTTCTGCCGCCGCTCGTAGATGCCCGACTTATAGGATGAGTCCGCATAGCGGATCCCGCTTTGCCGTCCGGTAAGCTCGCCGACACGGAGCCCCTTGGACCGTAGCCCCTGTAGGATCGCATCAATCGGGGAAGTGGGAATATCGACTTCAAGATCATTGATCTGCTCGATGATCCTGTCATAGAAATCCTGCAACCCGAGTTCGCCGGCGGTGGTCGTGAAGGTTTCCGCGTTACCTTGCGGGTCCTTGACGGAAAAACGAAGCGTGCGGTCCAGCGCACGCCGGAGCATATCCCTGAAATCCATCGAGACCGGATCGCCGACGCGCCAGCCGTTCTGCTCGGCAAACTGATCCATCATGGCTTCCTGCGTGTTCATCAGGGCGATGACTGGCTTTTCCCCGCGCTGGTGGGCGGCGACGGCTTCTTCCACTACGGCGTCGACCTTGGTGGCCAGCAGCATCTGGGAGATGTAATTATGCGCGATCGAGGCGAAGGGGGTGTAATCCACCTGGGCGTCGGTCATGGCGGTTGCGCGGGCTCCGGGGCCATTGTCCCGTTTAATGGAAGTCCTGACAAGATTGCTGAACATCTTGATCTCGCGGAATATCGAGGTCGTGTCGTCAACCTTCGACGCCAGTTCATCCGCCCGTTCCTGCTGGACGATCTTACGCTCGAATACAACGCCGGAGAAATCGCGTTCACGGCGGACAAGTTGACCGACCGAAGAAAGGGCTTCGGCGACGGCCTGCTGCAAGGCGACGCCGCCGCGGCTCATGGCCTCTACCAGATCGTTGATATTATCCGCCGCCCTCCCCAGGAGTGTGCGGAAATAGAGCGGGGCGTTATCGGGCCGCTTGGCGTAGGTGGCCGAAAGGTAAACCACGCCTTTTACGCCTTTGCCGTTGAGGATTCCTGAAAGGACGGTCGTTGTCCGGTTGGCCCCGCTGCCTCTCTTGACCTCGCCGCCGCGAAAGAATGCGCCCTGCATCGAATCGCTACCGCTGGCCTCGTGCGCCTCGTCCATGATGATCATGACGCGCTCATTGCGGGAAAGGTGCGTGAGCAGGCGCTGCTGGTCATTCTGCACGTTGATCTGCGGATAGGTGGCAATAACCGTGTCGAACTTCTGCGACGCGATACCCTTGTCGATAATGCTGTTGATCGCCGTGCGCCTGGCACCGGCCGACTTCGGGGCCTTGAAAAGCACGCGCCCGGTCTCGTCAACCACATCCGCGCCGCCGTCCGTGGAGCCCAGGATGAACGGATTGAAGGAATAGCCGACATCATTGGCGTCGCGCTGCAAGTCGGAAAAGAGCTTGGCATCCTTTGTGAAGAATATGGGGATGATCCCGTTCTGCTGGGCATAGCGCATGATCCCGGCGGCCTGGCGGCCCTTGCCTATGCCGGTCTCGTCGGCAATGATCAGCGCGCCGCCGTTCTCGATCTGGTCGATCGCCAGCGCCACGCCGTCCACCTGCTCGGCGGCCATCGCCCGGTGCAGATCCGCGATCGTATCGTAACCGAGCTTGTACCGCACCCACTCGTCAATGTCGCCGCCCACCTTGTCACGCAGCTTCTCCAGGGCGGAGGCAATGCCGGGGGCCATATTCGAGGGGACAAGGGTTTCGAGGCTGGTCGCGTCGGAGGCCGGAACATAACGGTGCTGACCGGCGTTCTGCGGCTGCCCTAGTAGAGAAGTGCCTCTAGGTAGGTCCCGAGGTTCAACTCGGTCGCCAGTTCCAGCGCGGTCTCCGGATCTTCCATCGGCGTCTGCGGGCTGTTCATCGCGTCCCTCGCGCTGGTTATCCATTCCCTTATCGGATGACCCGCGTCCGCCTGGGGCAGAAGTTCTGTCATTAGTGCGTGGACTGAAAAGGTCTTGTTCGTCAGGGGTTCCGGCGGCAGAATCATCCGAACTTCGTATGGCAGGTTTTCTACGAGGCGGGATTGTTCCTCTCGTAGATCCGCTTCGTCCGCCTCGTCCACCAGCCTTTGCAGGATTGCTGCCTGGTTGCCCAGGAACTGCTCCAGTGTCTTCGGGGGCGGGCTGTTGCGCTTCAGGACGCACATCAGGTCCGATCTTCCGATCGGCATCCAAACTGTCTCGTCTTTTTTCAACTGCATCACGCACCTCCTTGGCTCTGGTATAAATATCATCCCACGACGTTAATCTGTCAACACTTTTTGGAGCCAGATCCTGCGGCACGGAAGGCACGTCCTGCCGCCGCCCGTCAAGGACGATCACCCGGAGCGGCCATTTGGCCCCCTGCTTGCCGTACAGCTCGCCGTCGATCTCGAAATGGTCGGCCACATTGAAGTGGTTATGCAGGTAGTTGAGGAACGTGCGGTCGGCCCCCTGCCCTATTTCGCCGGGTTCGCGGTTCGCACCCAGGATCATGACGGCACGGCCATCGGCGGCCAGACCGCGCAAGGCCTGCAAGGCGATGACATGCTCGATCTTCTTGATCGCGTACCCGTCCACATTGGTGGTCGGATAGGAAGCAAACGGCGGATTCATCACAATCGTGGCGTGCGGGCCGCCGGGCTCGCGGGCCGTGGCGTCATCGGTCGTGACGGTGGGCACCCCTAGTGTGCGCAGATTGGACGCGCGGGCGGGATCCAGTTCGTTCGCGGTGACTTTCGCCTTGTCCAGGCCGATCAGGAGCATCCCGTTGCCGCCGGTGGGCTCGTAGACGCTGGCGGCCAGATCCGCCGCCGCCATATAGGAGGAAATAAACGCCAGCGGTGCCGGGGTGCTGTAGGCCTGGTTCTCGATACTGGTGGAAGTGCGGGCGGTAAGCAGGGGCTGATTCTCGTAGAGTTCGACCAGTGCCTTGTATTTGGCGGCCGTATCCAGATTCGCGCGGCTGGCGATCTCGTCGGCGATCTTGACCAGTTCAAACTCGATGCGCTCCTGTAGCTGCTTGAGGGTGATTCCCTCGGCGCTGGCCATCTGGCGCATCCGCACTGCTTTCGCCTGGTTGCTGTCTCGTGAGTTGATTAGCTCGCGAAGGGCCAGATCAGGCTTGACGGCTGTATTCACGTTTTCCGCCGCGGCTTTGTCAATAGCCGAAATCACTTCCCGCGCGTCGGTCCGGGAGATGTCGTCGAGGGTGTCATCCACCGCGCCGGCGCTCTGCCAGGCCCCGTGCAGGAATACCTTGATCGCGTCCCAGAAGTCGGCCATATCGACCGATACGTTATGCGCGAACTGCTTGAAGGTCTTGACGCCACCCTCGGCATAGAGCGCGGCCATCTGCGCCGCCAGCGATACGTTCTCGGGGTCCATCACTGGCGGTATCTGAAGCGGGTTCATGCTCAAGGTGCCGTTGTTCTTTGACAGGTTCGCCCGGAGTTTGTCCTGGATCGCCTTGAGCTGCGCCTGCTTCTCGTCGGAAAGGTTCAGCTTCGCGCTCTTGACTTCCACCTTGGCGCGCGCCTTGGGTGCCGGGGCGGGCGACTGGGCGGGCCGGTTCTGTTCGAGCCATGCAAACGCCTCGCTGGCTGTGGCGAATCGCGGCGTCTTGTCGATCGCCTTTCCTTTTTCGTCTTTCGTATAGAAAAACGGTTTCCCGATGACTGCTTCGCGGTCTCTAAGCGAACTGGATTGATTCTTCACCCAGTTCTGGATGAAATAATGAGCGAAATACCGTTCTTCCTGTTCTGTCGTCAGCGCGTCAGCGGCTAGCGCCGGGGTGTTTGGTGCCGGGGCGGCGGGGGTGGCCTCGGCCTTATCCGCGCCCATGTACTTCATGGCCCAGTCGGTCCACTGGTTGTAATTCGTCTCCGGGTCCTCGTTGGTGGAGTTTACAAACACCCGTGCTTGAGCATAGTCGGGTTTCATCAGGTGCGGGGCGATGTTACCAAGCCAATGCCCCCACGCGGTCCGGATCTCGGAAAGCAAGGTGATTCTCAAATTGTGCGGGCTGTTCTTCTGCGTATTCTGGACAATATCCTTCTCGACTATGAGTTCAAGCACATCCTGCCACGGCTGGAAGATGCGCGCGCCGGCGGCCTTGGCGTTCTGCTGCTGGTTGGCCAGCGGCTTGAGAATGGGTTTTTGTACCGCTGGCTGCTCACCGAATAGATACATGTTGGCGGCATCGCCAGCGGCGGGCGGGAAGTTCAGGGCGGACATGGCGGAGAACTGCGTCACGTTAAAATCATCCCCGCGCGCCGCCGCCTCCGCTTTGGCATTCTCGATCAGCCAGTTGTTCATCTTGATCTGGTCGGGTTTCGTGGTGCGCTTTGTCGAGTATTTCGGATAGGGCGTCGTGGTGCGGCCTGACGAGGTACGGAACACGTCACCGGGCTTGATCCCGCCCTTGCCGTCGGATACCCTGCCGTCCTCGTCCATCGTGCGGATGTTGGACTGTTCGCCCGCCGCCGCCTGGGTGGGCGCGGCGCCAGCTTGCTCGACGGCCGCATACAATGCCTGGAACGCTTCGCCGCGGGAATCAAACTCGTTTTCCCCGAGAGCCTGCTTGATTTTCTCGAAATTGGGGTTCTCGCTTGACGGGATCGCGAACCATTTCTTTGAGGCGATCGCCTGATCCACGATGCCGCCGCGTACAGGGTTGTTGCTTGTTGCAAGCCCGCCCGGTCGGGATTCGGTCCAGTTGTCGCCTTGTGGTAGCTCCATTGGCCCCAGAAGATCACCGCCAAAGCGCAAAGGTCTCGGGGCGTCGGCCTCGGCGTCGATGCGTTTCTCGTACTCGGGGTAGGCGTCGGCCAGGTTGGCCATTTGCTCGGACCACATGTTGAAGCCGGCATTCTTCGGGGTGTACTTGAATCCCTGCTGCAGGGCATTCTCGTACTCGGCCTTGAACTGCTCGTAGGTCAGCCCGGCGGGAATCGGTGAGTTGGCCGTCATGACTGGCTTGTAGACTTCGGGTGCGGCAACGGGGGAAGATTGTTGTTTGAATGTCGGAACGTCCTCGCCAAACTCATCGGGGTACGTCTTTGCCAGTTCAGCGGCGTCCATCTGGAACTGTGGATCAAACTCTAAAGCATTGCGGTCATACTCGATCAGGTCCGACACGCCGTTTTCGCCTTCGCCGGCCAGCGTGATCTTGTCTCCGTCGATCTTTACCACGGGTCCGATGAATCCGTCTGCGTCTTGCAGAACCATGCCACGAACAGGCGTATATGGAACGGGTGCTTGGCCGATGCGTCGTTGTTGCTCTGCTGCTTTGGCTTCCGCCGCCTTCGGTGTCTCGATCCCTGCCAGTTTCGCGGCAAAGGTGATCGCGGCCTGTTCGCCGCCGGGACCGTCGCGGAGGGCATCGAACATCTTGAGACGCTCGGCGCGCTGCTTCATGGTGAATGGCTGCTGCTTGATCCAGATGCGCCAGCCCTTGGTGTCGGTGACCTTTACGCGCTCGCCCTTGGCATCCTTGTAGAATACGGCTTGCTCGGTGCCGGTGGGGTCGTCGCCCAGCAGGGACATATCCGCCGCCGCTGCCTTGGCTTTGCGCTCTTTCTCGCGCTGGGCGTCGCGTTCGGCCTGGATGGCTGCATCGTTCCTGGCGGCGCCGCCTGCTAGGTTGAACGGTTCGTCTTTACCAAAGAGGCTCCCCGTTCCAGCCTGGCCTTGAGTTGCTGCCGTGCCTGTGCGCGTTCCGCCGGCGTCAGGCGCTCGTTCTCCGCGTTGCACTGCATCCCGGCCGCCTCGATCGCTGTCGCCAGCGAATAGCCCTTCTGCTGGTACTCCGCCTGGAGCCGTGCCGACTTCCTGCCCATCTCTATCGCGCCTTTGCTGCTCATCGTCTGCCTCCGGTTTGCCTTCATTGTCAAATGCCGCCACATCAAAGTCAAGATCATCCTCTACTGCCGGGGCGAGCCCCGTCACCTGACCTACGGGAACAGTGAATTTCTGAAAGGTCAGGTTGTCAGTCAGGTCGTAGTAGAGGCGCATATCATCGCCGACATAGGCGGATTCCACTCGGAAGGTTGACCCTTTGTCCCCCACCCCGTCGGCAACTACATCGGTCTGTGGCGGGAATATACGACCGGATTCAATCGCCTGCGCCAGTTCAGCGTTCGCGGCGTCAAATGCCTCGTTTTGTTTACCACGGAATTCGTTTTCCTGCTGGTCGAGCAATTCGGCCTGCTGGTCCTGATCCATGTTGCGCGCACGGGTAGGAAACTGTTTGGTAGCCTTCCAGTGCTGGTAGTCGGCGACTTCCTCGCGGATCGCGTCCCACATATCGTCAATGCTGGCCCCCTCGGGCAGGAAACCGGCCTCGCCGCCGCGTCCGCCGGTGGAGGATAGGGCGGCAAGCATCTGGTCCGGGGAGTTGGTGCCGGTCTTGGAGAACACCCCCATGAAGGCGGGCACGGCCAGTTTCTTGCCATCCTCGACAATCCCGTCGTAATTGCCGTCCACCAGCTTGGCGGGGCCTGCCAGCTTTCCGGGCTTGGTAAACTGGGGCGAGCGCATCCCGCCGCGACTGTTGATCTCGTTGATCAGGGGGGTAACGCGGTCATCCTGCGTGTAGGTAACATTGCTCTTGAATTGACCTTTTGCCGGGGATTTTTCCAGGGACTTCCGCCGCCGCTCGGTCTTCTTCGCGGCATTCTCCGCCGCCGCCGCCTCGATCTTCTGCCGGTTCTCCAGGTTGCCGCGCTCCGCCGCCAGTGCCCGGCGTAGGGTGATCGGGCTCTTGATCGCGTCAATATCCTGCATCTTCCCGTCATCCCCGCGCAACTCATGCACGCCGAATCTGTGCAACTCCGCCCGCACCGCCGCCGGGGTCATCTTGCCGACGGGGGTTTCCTGCGGGGTGGCCGCCGGGGTGGCTGCCTGTTGATCGGTCGGATCGGTCCGATCAGTCGGATCAACCGCAGCGCCTGCTTGGCTGGCAATTTCATAGTGCTGCCGGTCCTGCGGATTGGGTTTCTGGGCTTCCTGCTCGTTCATCTGGTCTACAGTGGCCTGGAGTCCCTTGCGAGTAACAAGGATTGGCGGATCCTTCCGTTCCCGTTTCTGGCCGGTGGCGAGCGTATAGAGCGCATCCTCAAGATCCTGTTGTTCCGCCTTGAGTGCGGCCGACCCGTTGCCGGCCTGTTCGTTTTCCTCGATTTCCGCGCGGATTTCTTGCAGACCGTTCCTGATATTCTGGAGGCGCACCAGTTGCTCCTCTTTCTTGTATGACGGCAATTCGCTGTTTCCAGTGATACGCGCTTCCGCCTCGGCCTCGTAGAAGCGCCGCTCCTTTGGCGTCATGTTTGGTTCCATCGGGCGATAGTTCGGGTATTGTGGATCTACCGCATCTTGAGCCGCATCGGCTGTTGACCCGGGGGCAATCCCCGCCGGCTGCTGATCCGCCGACTGTCCTGGCATCCCTTGCAGCGGCATTTGTGCCTGAATTGGTGTTCCGTCCCCTTGTGCCGCAACGTCTTCCGGTCCTGGCTGTCCCGCCTGTACGTCCTGCTCACCTGCCACCTCCTGTTGTGCCCGTGCCCCCTGTTCTGCCGCCGCCTGCTCGGCCTCGGCGTCTGCCTGCTGGTCATGCCGGAGGGCGAACATGGCGAGCATCTCGTCGCCGTCGGCCTCCTTGAGATACGCCTGCCACTGGGGCATGGCCTTGAACCGTGCCAGTTCGGCCTGCTCGTCCGGTCCGGCCAGGGGTTTACCGGTAGCCATATCGAGGGGGCGGGCGGCCTGCTGCTTGACGAATTTGCCGATCTCGGCATGTTCCGGGGCCACCTGGTCAATCAACGCCGGTTTAGATTCTTCTCCCGTGGTTGCATCTTCCGGCATCTGCACGCCCGCGCGTTTCTGCTGGCGCTCCTTGTGCCAGCCTTCCTGCAAACCGCGCAGGAACCGCTGCCGGGGGTGCATTTCCTTGTCCTGTTCGGCGAATGCCTGGTGCATGGCGGCAACGTAGGGACTGTCTGAATCCGGGGTGATGCCGTGTCTGTCAAGAAAGCGGCTGACCTTCTGTAAGCCGTCCTTGAGATTCGTATCGCCGTAAAGGTTGAACAGGAACGACTCGACCTCGCGCGCATCGGCTTTCGCTCCATTGGCGGCCAGCGTCATGTGTAGCAGGTTGGCATCCTCTTTAGCGGCCGTCCGGCGGGCGGAACGCTCGACCGGGGCAACGGCCCCCATCTTGATCACGTTACCAAGGGCCATGGCGGCTATCAGATAAGGCGCGTTCAGACCGAAATCGATTGTCGTGTCCAGCATCCGCGTGGAAAGCGGGGTCTTGTCGCCAGCCACGTTCCATAGATCGCGGTTGATGTCCTGTACAAGTTCCTCGCTGACTTCCTCCCACATGTTGCCCACGCCGGTGAAACGTCCGGTGGCCTTGTAGATGTCGGACGAACGCACGGCGCGCAACGCTGTGGCCACTTTGCCGCTACGAACCGCTTTCAACAAAGGCATATTTAGTGCTCGAGAGACGGAACGGCCTGCCGCACCCTTGACAGATTGCGGCACGAGAGAGCCCAAGCCGCTAAAGATACCGGCAATAGCCCTGCCAGTGAGATACTCGGCGGCCACTTCAACGCCCGTGGCACCGTATTCCTTGAGGTAATCGCCCGTGGAAATATCCTTGCCTGCCTCGATGAGCATAAGTCGACCATCATCGCCGATGTCGAACTGTGGGCCGCGCTCGCTCTTTGTGGTCACAAGCGGGTCAAGCAGCAGCGTCTGCCCCATTCCAATGGTATTGAACTTTGAAACACCCTCGATCAGTCCACCCATACCGGCACCGACTTTACCGAGTCTGGTCATTTCGCCAGCGCCCTTGTTCCGGTTGGTGACATGCTCACGGATCAGGCGGTCATCCATGCCGCGCAATTCCTGCGCGATCTGGTCCTCGCTCATACCGGGGAACATCAGATCGGCACTGACTGGATCCTCATTCAGGAAACCGGCCACGGATAAGTTTTCGCGGCCTTTGGTTGCCTGGGTCCGGCGGGCTTCAAGTTCTTCCGGCAACTCGTGTTCAATGCGGCCGCGCTGCCGGTCGCGTTCAGACATCCGACGTGCAACATCGCGGTAAGTGGTTTCGCCTTGTTCAAAACGTCGCTGCGCATCCTCGAAATCACCGATTTTCGGGCGGGAGAGAGCGCCGCCAAGCGCAAGATCAGCACTACCAAGCACGGCGTTATCCATGCCCTTTGAATGCCCTTTGAATGTGTGGCCCAGTTTATCGAAGAATCCATCGCGGGGCGGTTCGGCCTCCGGCATCCGCACACCGGACGGGCGCGCGGTATCGGGAGTTTGCGCGGGGGCGAACGGGTCGTGATCCAGGGGATCGCCGAAAAGCCCGCCGTCTTTTTCCATGATCGACCGCGCGGAAGGTGGCGCGGGAGTTACGGTTTCCGGTTCCTTCGGCCCCATCAGGCCCCACAAGCGCCGCTTTTGCGGGGCGGCCGGGGCGGGCGTGTCCGCCGGGGTGAACGGATCGAAGTCAAGCGGTGCACCGAAAAGCCCACCATCGTCGTTGAACGCGGCCATATCGTATTCCCCTGGTATCTATCGGTTAACGGACGCCGGCGGGTTGTCGCGCCGGTGCCGGTATATTCACGGGACGCCATCCTTGCTCGCTAAGGGCGAACAGTTGATCACCATTCCAGCGCAATTCCTTCTGCAAGGCCAGTTGGGCCAGTGCTTCCTCGCCAAGCCCCTGCAAACGCGGGTGCATCGCCAACTGATCAACCCGGTTGACAAACTGCGTGGCTTCCATCGAAAGATTCGGCTTTCCGTTCAGGGCTCCGAACCCTTCCGCATAAGCCTTGCCGCCGGTGGCCTGATCGAAAAACGAAATGAACCGCTCCGGGTTGCTGCTGGCAATCCCCTTCTTGCGCTCCTGTTGGTTGCGTACGCCCAGATCATGCTCGCGCTCCTGCTTCCTGTCGTCCAGTTCGCGTTCCTTCAAGCCGAATCCCTTGTCCGCCTGGCGCACGTTCTCATCGAAACCACGGTCGGCAATACGCACATCCTCGCCCAGCTTGCGTTCATCCAGCCCGAAACGCCGGTCGCCCTGGCGCACGCTCTCATCGAATGACCGGTCGGCCATACGGATACGGCTGTCCACGTCGCGCACATTGAGGTTGTGCTTCTTGTCGTCGAGGGCCTGCTGGGCATAGCGGCGCACATCCTCATTCTCCGCCAGGCGCATCCGCTGGTCCTGGTGGGCGATGGGCGTTCCCTGCGAGACGCCAGAGCCATTCCAGAAGAAGCCGCCGCGCTCGTAGGCGTTGGGTTCCTTGACGCCCCAGCCGCCCTGCCCGCCGCGCTTGCTTTCCATGCCGGATGAATCATAATCGAACGATCCGGGCATTCCCTGCGGCCCCATACCCCAGGAGGGACGCTGGCGCACCAGCGAGCTGCCCGAGTCCTCCACGCCCTGCTGGGCGGCCATACGGTTGGGTCCAAAGAATTTGAGTGCCAT